AAATTATATAACTGATCATAATATACTTTCATATTAATTAATTTCTCTAACTTAAATTGTAAATACTTCCTTAAAATTGAATCTTTATCCTTTAACAGTTCATATTTATAAATTTTTTTAAATAACTCTTCATATTTTTCTATGTCTTCTAGATTATAATCACTACTTAAACAATATTCTTTATCTAAAGTATAATTTTCATTATCATATATTCTAAAATACTTATTATTTTCATTTCTATATAGTTTATCTTCATAATTTTCTAGTTCTTTATAATCTCCATAATAGATTTCAAAATTATGATAATTTGATCTTTTTTTTAAATTTACTTGATATTTTTCATAAAATTGATCTTCATTATATTTTTGTTTATATAAATCAATTAATCGATAATGTCCATTATAAAATTTTCCTTTACTTACTTTTAATTTTAAAAAATTATTTAAATCTAAATCTTTACATGATACGTATTTATTATCAATTTCTACAAAATTATCATTATTTTTTAATGTAATTAGATTATTTGTATTAAATACATTTGGAGCTAAATTCATTTCAAAATTTAAATTATTTAATTCATTAAAAACATATATTCTAAAAATATGTTTCTCAAGTTTAGAAAAATTATTTAAATAATATCCAAAATTATGAATTTTTTTTAATATATTATTATTCTCAATAATTTCGTTAAAATTAAATTTTTCATAACATAATTTTATTTTTTCTAAATATGGTTTTAAATAAGATGTTTTAATATCTTTTAATAAATTTAAAAAATCATATACAGGGATTTCATATTCATCATTATTTTTATACTTATTAATAAACATATTCATTAAATATTTACTTTTACATTCTTTTGCATGGTCTAATGATTTCCATTCATCTTTTAAAAATTTGTTAATTACTTTTTTTAATTCTTCTCCTCCATATTTACTAAACCATTTCATATCTTTTAAATTTTTAATATCCATAACTCCAAGTTTTTGTATTGAATCAATATTTTTATTAAGCTCAATAATTTGTCTAGATAATAATAATTCTTTATTCCAAATATGAACTATAGGAAATTCTTTTTCTAAATTTAATGACTTTAAAAAATTATTTACCTCTTTAACTTGTTTTTTATACTCCTTATCTGAATTCTTTGTATCAATCTTAGTTATGATAATTGCTAAACAAATATTATGATCATTTTTATTCATTTCATTAATTTGAGAATATATTTTTTTAAAAGCATTTTGCTCCGATTCTGTAGAAAAACATTTCTCATAACTTGTCACAAAAAAAACTATATCACTCTTATCTAAATTTTTATTAAACCATTCATATTGCTCCTTATCCTTACAAGGATCATTTAAACCGATTGTATCAATTAAACTTACTTTATTATCTTTAAAAAATATGTCCAATCTATTGGATTTTGATAAATATAAATAATTATTATGTTCATAATTTTGTTCTAAAACTGAAGTTCTTATCACTGATGTATTAGAAAGCGTAGTACGCCTAATCCCAACAGACAACAAATCATCTCCAATTAATGAATTAATTAATGAACTTTTACCAGCATTAATTTCTCCAACAAAAGTAATATTGATATTATCTTTTATATCAATATCTTTAATAAATTTATTATTATTTATTTCTAAATTAATTGGTATATTATCAATTTTATTTTCCGAAATACTCTCTATTTCTATGTCGTCTGGGAATTCAACCGACTCATCATCACTTGTTAAAAATTCGTTTTCTGAAATATCACTTTCTGAAACTTCACTTTCTGATATATATATTTTTTGATTACTCATTATAAAATTATTTAATATTATATGTTTAAATAATTTTTATGAGTTTTAATTTATATATTAATTAATTAAATAATATATAATGAAAAGGAAAAGAAATGATTCTTTAAATAATTCAAACAAAAAAAGAAAATATCTTAATAATGAGTGGGTTGCAGCTAGTAAAACAAGAAATGCTGCTTTAAACGATCATTTATTAGATTATTGTAAAGAATACAATGTAAAAGATATAAATGACACACCTAATAAAATGAAATGTACTTTTGAACCTAGCAGTAAATATGAAAGAAAACATAAAGAATCATTAGATGCAATAAGTTATGTAGATTTATTATTAATTAATGGTAATAATTTCGAAGAATTAATTATAGATAAAATTAAAAATAAATTTGGTAACTTAGTAAAAAAAGTATGTGAACCAATTGAATCAAGAAATTTACAAAATTATGATCTAACAATTGATTATATAAAAGAAGGAGTTCCAATTATTTATCAGGCTGTTATAAGATGTAATAAATTAAAATCATTTGGTTGTGTTGACTTATTAGTTAGAAGTGATTATATAAATAAACTTATTGATAATGTAGTAATAACAAGAAAAGAACAAAGAATTAAAGCACCCTTATGTAATGGTAATTATCATTATAGATGTATTGATATAAAAAATACTAAAATGTATTTTAATAGTAATGAAATTACACTAAGAAATAATTGTAATGTTAAACCTTATAAAGTTCAATTAAATATATATAACTTAGGTTTGGGTGAAATGCAAGGGTATTTACCAAATGAAGGATATATATTAGGAAATGGTTGGATAAAAAATAAGATGATAAATGGTTATAAGGATAGTATTGTTGTTAATAATCCGTTTAATAAATTAGGAGTAATTGATTACAGTAATTTTGATAATTGTTATAACAGGATAACATTAGATGCGGTAAATTGGTTACATTATTTAAATAAAAGTGAAGATTTGGAGCATAATCCTCCGAATGATAATAGATTATATCCAAATATGTGTAATAAGATGGATGGATATTATCACAAAGTGAAGAAACAAATTTCAGAAAAGTATGATGAGATAACGAGTGTTTTTCAATGTGGAGTGGAAAATAGAAATAATGCGTTAAAAAATGGTGTTAAATCGTGGAGGGATAAAAAGTGTAATGCTTGTATTTTAGGTATTAAAGGAAATAAGAATATAAGTATTGTGAATAGAATGTTAGATTTTAATAGGAATAGTTGTAAGAATATTAATATAGATAAAATTAATCATAATAGAGAAAATTGGCGTAATGATAAATTAAATTTATTTGTTGATTTCGAGACAATTCAAAGTATGTTAAATAATAGTAGTAATAAAACAACTATGGAAATTGATGGTGATTATATTTTTATGATTGGAATTGGTTGGAATAATCCCAGTAATAGAAAATGGAATTACAAATGTATGTATGTAAATGAAATTACATTAGATGAAGAAGAACTATTATTAAAAAAGTTTAATAAAGAAATTATTGAGTTAGAGAATAAATATAAAATGAAATCAACAGTATATCATTGGTCTCATGCTGAAAGAAAATTTTATAATAATTCAATACTTAGATATAATCATAGATTTAATAAAATTAATTGGTATGATTTTTATGTATTTTTTAAAGAAAATAATATTTTAATAAAAGGAGCATTAAATTTTAGTTTGAAAACTATCGCAAAAAGTATGTATAATTATAATATGATAGATACGGTATGGGATGATAATATGTCAGGTTTAGATGCTATGTTTAAATCTTGGAAAGAATATAATTTAGGTAATATAAAAAATTCTAAAATTTTTAAACAAGTTATTCGTTATAATGAAGTCGATTGTAAAACTATGTTTGAAATTTTAAATTATTTAAAGAACAATCATTAAATATATATAAATGAATATTGAATTATACAATCCTAAATTAAATTGGCACATTATGCCAGATAATGATGAATATATTAGTGTGCTAAGAGAACAGGGTGTATCAAAATTTAATCCAATTGAATATTATAAGGAAACTTTATATCAAAAATCTGAAAAAAAAGTAATTAAAAGATCTAAAAAAGCACAAAAAATTATTGATGATAATATTAAAGAAAAAAATGAAGAACTAAAAAATGAAGAAGAAATTAGAATAAATAATTATTTATCAAATATCACTGATATAGATAATTTATCATCAAGGGTAAAATCAATGATGACTGATTATGGTAAATTAAAATTAAAATTAAAATTATTACAATTATTTTTAGAAAAAAATTATAATATAATATCTCATATAATTTTTTTCTCATTACAAAATGATCATATTTTAGATGAGTTATTAGATTTATATAATGAAGTTATTACAGAATATAAAGAAAAATATGAAAATACTGATTTATTAGAACTACAATTAAATTATTTATCATCTTACTTACCTCCAATTGATCCATTTAATATTTCAAAATTAACTTTGGATGATTGGCAATTAGATACATTTAATATGATAGAGCAGAAAAAAAATATTTTAATTTGCGCGCCTACTTCTGCTGGTAAAACTGTTGTATCATCATATTGTGCTGTTTTAGGTCATAAAACAATCTTTGTAGTACCATCGGACGAGTTAGCGAGACAGGTAGGTGGTATTTTTAGAAATTTATCAGGAATAACGGTAAAGATAGTAACAAATAAGGAGTATTTTTGTGACACTAAGTTTAAGGTATTAGTGGGTACGCCAAATAGATTAGAGGAGTATTTAACTATGAATGGTGTGGATGAGTTTACTTATGCGATATTTGATGAATGGCATATGTTAAATTCAAAGGAGGGTGGTGCGTATGAAAAAATATTTAAATTATTAAAATGTCCTTTTTTAGCATTATCAGCTACATTAGAGGATCCGGAGAGGATAAGAAGATGGATGATGAGTATAAAAAATGTAGATATAGAATTAATTGAGTATAAGAAAAGATTTATAATCCAGCAAAGATATTTGTGGGATAATAATAAGTTGACACATTTGCATCCATTGTCATGTATAGATTTAGATTATTTAAAGAATGACGGATTTAATAAGTCTGAGTTATCGTTTACTCCACGTGATTCATTTGATTTGTATAAAAAAATATGTGAAAATGTTACTATAGAAAGTAAAAATGGTAAACCTAAAATACATCCTATTAATGTATTACAAAAGGATAAATGGGATCAGATAAATTTAACTGATACGATTAAATATGAAAACGAGTTAAAAAATTATTTAACAAAATTATCATTTACTGATGAAGATGTTGTAAAAAAAATATTAGATGAGTATAAAATTGATGAAAGTAATAATGATTTTAATTTAATTAAATTAATAAAAACTTTGTTAAAGAAAAATATGTGTCCTGTTATATTTTTTAAAATTAATCCAATTAGATGTTTAGATTTATTTAAAAAAATTGTATTATTATTAGAAGAGGAACAAAATAAAAAATATCCTCATCATAATGATGATTTAGAAATAAAATTAAATTATTATGAAAAATTTATAAATAAAGTTAAAATTAATAAAGAGAATGTAAAAGTTCCGAAGGATGTTGATCCGTATACTTTTTTAAAAGAAATCGAAAATAAAATAGAAGACGAGTTATTAAATGAAATGAAAGAAAAGTATACAATAATGATTAATAGAAGGATTGAAAAAATTAAGGATAATGATGATTATATTGATAAAGTTAAATCATTTTATGAAAAGTATTATTTAAAAGAATTAGAAGATGTATTATGTCAAGAAAATTTAATAAATATAGATAAGAATAGACCCCATCCTGAATATTGTTTTAATAATATGGGTATTGATTCACATTATATGAGAAAAATAAGAAGAGAATTAAAAAATTCATTAAAGACACAAATTAATTATACACATCCATTTTTAATTGGTATTGAAAGAGGTATTATTCCATATTTTAAAGATATGGAAGTCCCTTTTCAACGAATTGCTCAAAGTTTATTTTCTAATAAAAAAATACCAGTTGTTATTTCTGATGAAAGTTTAGGTTTTGGTATTAATTTACCTATAAAAACAGTTGTAATGTTAGGTGAAAAAGATACAGAAATAATAGATCCAGTATTAGCAAATCAGATGATAGGAAGGTCAGGAAGAAGAGGTATTGATAAAGAAGGACACGTTGTATTTGCTGGTGTTAATTGGAAGGATATTTTAAGGAATAAGTATAATAAGTTAGTTGGTATGAATCCGAACAATGAATTTTTACCATTACCATTTTATTTTAACAAGTATAGGAAGGAGGAGATAGATAGAATTTTTACAAATACGTTATATGATTATTCAAATGGAAATAATTTTGATAAAAGGGGATTAATATTAAGTAAGTTAAAGAGTAAAAAATATATTAGAAAGGAGAATAATGCATTATTAATTTGGTCATGTAGAAATTTTGATGCAAGGTCATTTTATTTACCAATTATAATAGAGGGATTATTAGATGGAAGTGAGAATGATATATTTGAATCAATATGTAGTTTATTTGATAAATCTAGTGATAAAATAGATAGTAGTAGTAAAATATTAACTATGTTTGATGAAGATGTTGATTTATATTCACCTAAATATTTATTAGAATTATATAAAAAAAATAAAATTAATGAGAAGAATGATATACATAGATTAAAAAATATAGCAAATATAATATCAAATATTTATACAATATTAGATGGAAAAAAAGAATATTATATATATAATAAAAAGTTAAATAATATATTTAATAATATTAAAGTTTTAATTAAGAAAAATTTATTTTAAAATATTTATGTAAAATACAAGTAAAAATTTTAATGTTAAGCTTAATAAAATTAGATTAAAAGGAATTAGTGCAAAAAAGTTATCTGAAGTAAATTTTATATTTGTAAATTTAAAATAAAATATATTTAATGAAGTTACAATACATAAACTCATCATAAAAATAAAAGCTAAAGTATTTTTCATTTTCTTTTCATAATTTTCCATATATATATAATATAAATTAATTATTTTTTTTTATAATAGTTCTATTATTATAAAGAATTAATTTTAACTCATCTTTTACTTTTTTGAATACTGTATCATTATTAATCTTTTCTAAATATCGTTTGAATTTATGATAAATAATAGGATAATCTTTCCCTATATTAACCCACTCTTCTATCTTTTGTTCTAAAATATCGTGTTTATCATCAAAAATATCATCCACTATCTCATCTCGGTTATATGTATTCCATTTTTTACCATCATATATCATAATATATCCACTTTTTAAATTAGATATAAAAACATTATGATTCTCGGGCTTCTTTGGATTAAAATGAATTCTTTTTACTAAATGTGGTACACACATATTGTTATGATTAAAACATTTCATAAAATCTTTATCTGTTAAATCACTAATATCTGTTTTATCGTAAGCTAGTAACTTAATATTATTCTGGATATTTTGAGTTATTGTTGAATTATTTATACCTGATTTTTTTATAAGCTCGTTAATTTGTTTATTCTTTTCCTCTAACTCTAAATCATATTTATTTAGTTTTTCTTTATGTTCATTTAATACTTTTACTAATTCTTGCATATGAAAATTTGCTTCATCCGTTTTGATCTTATCATTACATTTTTTTAAATGTTTACTTAAATTACTACTATTTGAATAAATTTTTTCGCAATATTTACAAAAATGGATTCTTTTGGATTCATTTGGATTCAATGATCCAATTTTGGATTCACTTGTGGATTCTTTTGGATTCACTTTAATTTTATCTTCAATTCTATACTTTATATACTCCTTTTGTAAATTCGTCTTACTTAATATTGGTTCACATATTTTTTTCCTCTTTAGATGGTTCATATATTTAGTTTTATCAAATGAAGTAAAATTACATCTTGGACATTTATAAAAAACCATAATTATATATATATTTATTTAGAAAAAAAAAGAGAAAAAAAAGAGATTTATCAGAGAAAAAAAGAGAAGAGTAAGATTTTTTCTCTTTTTTAATTTTTTTTCAGAGAAAAGACCTTATTTAGCTAATAAAAAAGTAAAAATAAAATATAATTTAGAGCATTTGTCTCTTTTTTTGTCTAATTTGAATCCTTTGGGAGAAGGGTATCGGGGGGGGGGAGCGATTTAAAATAAAAATTTATTTTCAAAAAAATATTTTTTTAGAAAATACTTTTGAAAAAATAA